CAGTAACATCATTATCAGGTCTAGTTTCTTTATGAATTTTTTGCTGTGCTAAATCCAGCTTGTTTAGTATCTCTGCACCTTTACCAAGTATGTTAACCATCGTTAGCTCCTAATTCTTTTAAAGCTTTATCTTGTATTAGTTGAGCTTCACCATATCCATTCGGTCCTTCAAAGATTGGCAAATCATCTATTTTAGATCCACCAAAATAATTTTTGTCATAAACAAATAATACTAGATCAGGCTCTCCATTATTATATTTAGCAAATGTTTCCTTGCTCCATCCTTCAGGTGCAAACTCATCACTCCATTTAACCCTTGATACCGGCTTCATTCCTACTGTCTGATATATTTTTGGAAGCATTGTATTAAATGCATCTAGCTTGTTTCCGCCTTGCTGGATTGCTAATTGTAATGTTGCATATATTGTTTTAGGTGGGGCATTTGGTGCTTGGAATACACCTACGATATCACCATCAGGTTTTATGGCAAAACCACCACCATGCTCAGTTCTAAATAATTTTGAATCTAAAAGATCTTCAGGTTTTTGAATTGTTACTTGTAGACCATAAGTATGCTTAGATACAGCATTAGCCATATCAGTACTGTAAGACTGAGATGATGTTTTGGCATCAACTTGTTTAACTATAGGTATGGTTAATCCAGCTTTGTTATACTTAGCTAGAACTTCAGGGTTAGGCTCAAATGTTAAGCTCCCAACTCCTCCATCATTTGTTTGGCTTCCTCCTCCGTAAGGTCCGGATGATCCGCCATCGCTTCCCGAATTATTGAGTTGCTGAAGTCTTCTGTCATTTCTAACTGTTCGCTGTCGGGAACTGATTTCTCTGTATCCGTCAGGTTTAATTGTTCCCGATTCAATCGCAACTTTGTCAGCATCGCTTGCGAGAATTCCAAATCCTTCTTGTCCACTTACTTTCTCCACTCCTTCAGAAAATGTTTCCGGTTTTGTTGGCACACCTAAATCGTTTTGTAAGGTCTGCTCTCGAAACCAAAGTATAGCTTGTGCATCTTGTTCTGACAAGTTTAAATCTTTTAATTGTGGATCATTAACAATATCTTTAACAAGCTGGTCCATTAGTAATCTTTCACTTTGATTTTTAGGTTGTCCAAGCTCAACCATTTTTTCAGTACCTTTATTCTTGTCAATCTTCTTAACCATGTGATCGCCAAAGGTACCTTCACTTCTTCTTATAGTTCTTACAAACCATTTATCTTTTGTAGTTGTGGGATAACCTTGAATATTAAGCATGAATTTACCAGCCTTATCTCCAAGTATAGTTGCACCTAAATGCTGACTATCACCAGTACCACTCATACCAGTTGGACCGGATTTAAAACCAGCTTCTAATCTAAGTTTAGTTAATTCTTTTTTAGTTATTGGTGACAGCATAAAATCAGCAAACCCATCTTCACCAAATTTATCCAATAAAAATTGAACCATTTTAAGACCATCGGGATAACCATACTGACCAAAACCAGCCATATTTATATTTTCGACTGATGTTCCTTTAGGAGGTGCTTCAGTACTAAATTTGCCCGTTCTTAAATATTTAAGATATTGTGCTGATCCTGATTTAGTATTTTGTGCAACTTTCGGTCCAGGTGACGTAGCACCAAGTATTGCTGAGTATATTACTCTTTGTGTTTCGCTGTTTCCTAGTTTGTCAAAACCTGGCATCTTAGACAACATATTAAACATTTTAAGAACATCTTCATCATACCAACCTTTACCGGAAACTTCTTTATTAAGTTGGTTTTTTATAGATGTTATATTTTCATTTTTAATTATTTCATAATCTTTTGGATTAGAAAGAGTTAATTTTCTGCCATGTTTTTTTAAAGCTAGTTGATCATAAAATTTATGAATATCTTCAACTAGTATTTTAGGCTTATTAATATCCTTAACATTGGGATTTCTATCTAGTGCTATTTTATTAATTTCTTTTTTATAGTCAGGAGCAAACTTAGCAATTTGCGTTGTAATGAAGTTATCAATTTCACCAGCACCCATGCTAGATATAGTTGTAGTTCCCTGATTATTCTCTAATGTTTCTTTTGCATTTATACCTATTTTTTGAAACTGAGATTTTACACCACTTTTTAAGCTTTTAAGCATAGGGCTGTTCTTTGCATACTTTAACAACAAACCTAAACCTTCAGCTATGCCTTCACCGACAACACCAGCTTCTGTAAACAATAGGGGAGCTTTCTGTAATTTCTGCAACAAGTAGGGAAGATCTTCATTAGCTTCTAGTGTTTCTAGTACAGCTTTACCAGCTTCAGTATCTCCTGATATCATGGTGATAGCTGTTTCCAATAATCCTTTATCTTTAGCCGGAATGACTAGGGCTTCAGTTGTTCCATAACCAAGAACATTTGTAAGAAAACGACTGCCTAAGTTTGCTCCTTGTAAAGATTTTGTAGCCATAGCACCAGGAAGAATAATCTGCGTTCCAACTTCACCAACTATGGCTCCTACCTCTTGAGCCGTTCCATCAGGTTTTATAGCTTCATTAATAGATTTATTAGCCGATGCCAATCCTGGAATATTATCATTCATCCAAGGAATAGCCATTTGCGAATACCATTGATTAGTAAACGTATCAATTATTTCTGTGCCAGCTTTAGATCCACCCATTGGCAAACCTTTAACAACACCAGTTGTGAAATCTCCTACAGTTTCAACAACGTCACTTGCTGTATTAACAATGTCTTCAAATACTGTTGTAGGAAAGTTTATATTAGATTGTTTCCCATCCCAAGTTTGCTCAAACTCTTCACCACTAGATCTAATGTTATTAGATAATAGGATCTGATTATATACGTCTATTTCATTCTCTGCCATTATGGTAACCTAGTGTTTGCAATAATAGTGTTAAGTGATTGTATTCCAGCACCAATCATAGATTCATTTCTATAATCACCGGCTCGTAACTTTTTTTCAGATTGAATAGCAATTAACAAAGTCTTAACTCTAGTAAATTCAGCCCTTGTATAAACTTTCTGTATTCCTTTATTTGGATAAATTCTAGCAAACGTATCCACAGTACTTTTGGCTGATACTAACTGATTATCATATATTTTAATTTGTACTGCTTCGCCTTCAAGTTGTAGAGTAGATCTAGCAACAGCTTTTGCATCAAAATCTTTTTTGCTTACTTGAGCTTTATCTAATGCATCTCTAACTTTACCTTTTATTCGTATATAAATTTGTTTGTTTTTAAAATTTTCATCTTGCTCACCTAAAATTATAGCTTCAGGGTCATATTCTAATTCACTAGCTATAATTTGCATTGCACCTTTAAATTCGTCTTCTTCATTTGCTTCAACCTTTATAGAAAGAGCAGTAAAATCTTTAGAAGATAAAGAGTTAATATGTTTAGCCAACTCACCAAACCCAAGACTATCATTAGCAATTAATTCTAATAAATCTTTCTTAACCTCTGAATCACTAACAGTTCGTAACCCACCGGATTCAATCAATTTAATTGAATACTCTTTGGCTTTATCAGGATCTAATGCTTCTAGTTTTCTTATTTCAGTTTCTATTACATTTTTTGTATCACCAAAGGCTAATTTTTTAGTTATGCTGACTTCTAGACTAGCAATTGTAGCTTCTGATTTTTCGTCATTTTTTTCTTGTAATGAGTTTTCAAAATTCATCTGAGAGGTTTTTTCGGTTCTTATTGCTTTAGCGACATTCAATCGTTCTTCATCAGTCATACCATTTAAAATACTATCTATTTTAACATTGCCCGTTTTCTGATTGGTTTGTATTTTTGTAGCTATTGAAGCAGACGTTTCTGTTTCTAATGCTGTGCTAACAATAACATTGGTTCTGGATTCTAACCATTTAGCATCCCAATCTTTCATAGAGGATTCAATCATAGTCCTGGTGTATTTAGATTTAGTTGCTTTATGAATGTAGTCACGTTTTTTAGTAATTGAAAAACCAGGTTGTTTTTGTAATTCAACTAAGTTAACAGCCTTACTATTTAATCTTTTTCCATTTTGATATAATCCAGCCCCATATATTTTAGATGTCAATGCATCCTCATTACCTTCAAAATTTAATAAAGCATCTAATTCTATAGTCATATTATTAAGATCAAGGTTAAGGGATAAAGCACCTCTAGTCTGAATAAGATCTATCTGTCTTTTTGCATAGACTTTAGAATAAGCATTATAATGAGCCGAAGAAGTAACACCTAATTCTGCATATAATTTCCTACCAAGTATAGGGGAGGCTTCTTGAGCCAATGTTACATACTCATTAGTTATAGCTCTTAAATCTGCACTTACGTCAGTTAGATCAGTATCTCTTGTAGAAGCTTGAGTAATTATATTTGACATGTGCCTTTTAGCAGATAAAGCAAGATCAGATCCTAAACTTTCAAGAGCAACTTTTTTAGCCGATTTGCCAAAAATTGTATCATCATCAAACTTTTCAGTTACATCAGTACCAAGTAAAGCACTTTCCTTAATTTGACCTACTGTTATAGGGTTCTCAGCACCATACTCAGCACCTTCTATTACCGCTTGCTCACCAGCCTTTTTAAAGAAATAACTAGACATATCATTTAAGGCACTAGTAAGCATCTGTGACGTTCTTTGAGCTTCACGCATACCAATGCCGGAAGGACCTCGATAGCCACTTGTACCGACTTGACGTTGTATACCTAAATATCTAGAACGAGGTGCCATTATCTAACATTCCCATATCTTGCAGTTTGATAACCAGGAGAACCAGGACTTGAATTAGAAATGGGAGTAGTACCAGTTCCACCGGCTGGAGCAGATCCTATAGAATTATAACTAACCATAGCACTACCCATAGTTGTTAATGCTCCAATATATCCAGCTTTTTTAGCTTGCCTTCCAGCAAACCTTTCATCTTGAGCTTGGGCATTAGCCGAGCTAATAGCTAAAAACTCATTATCTTTAGATGTAATAAAATCATTTAATCCTGGATTAAGTATTCCAAAAGTTCCTATATCTTGAGGAGTTCCAAGAGTAGGCTCTAAGCCACCAGCCGAAGCGACTGCATTGACAGTTGATAAAGCTTTATATGTAGCTTTTAAAACCTGAACTCCTTGTTCTTTAGCTTTAGTTGCTTCAACTCTTCCAGCTAATGTTGTATGTTTAGCCTTATTATACATAGCCTTTTTAGTTGCTTCACCTTGCTTAATTTGTGCGTAAGCACTTACCCCAGCTAAAACTAACCCAGCGACTGCCATAGTCATATTATTGCCCCGTAGAAAGTTTGTACTCTACAGCTAAAACAGTAGCAAAGAGAGGTTGTGTCATAGTGAATGTTAATTGTGCTGTATCACTATAACCTAATAAAGGAGCTAATCTTTTTCTCCCGGTGAAAGATATTGGAGCAGAACCCAAAGTATATGGCAAAGATTTCAAGGGGAGTTCAAAACCATTTACTGCCAGGTTTTGGGTTCTATCTACTAAAGTGGTGGCTTCTAAAATTCTACGTTTTCGACTAACCACAACACCTGAACTTAACTTAGGTTCTGCCGGCAATGTCTTTACTTCTACAGCATAAGACAAACCAACCTCAACGTATGCTGAAGGCACAGCATCTATAGTAATAGCCCCGGATGAAACAGTCTTATCAGTTAAAACAAAATCATCTCTAATAACGTCTACAGTTTTACCTTCTAAATGAGCTAAGTTAGAGCAAGTTGTATTAGAAGGTTTTGCCCGATCAGGTAAAGTTGCGTTTGCAAAATATTGAATATTACTATCAGTTGTCCTTTGATCGTCAAACATCTCAACATAGTATTTTGTAGCACTACCAATAGTTCTTTTAACTATAGTATAAATATCAGGACCATCAACAGACACATCCAGGAAAGATCCGTCTGTTATAAATTCAGCCGGGGCAACTACATTTTGAGATCTAAGAATAGAAAAGACAGCCATTGAGCCATCGTCATCGTTAGGTATTAAAAGAAGATCTCCATCATCAGTAGACGTTGCAACTCGTAAAGCCATAGATCTAGGTGTTTTTAATAAATGACTAGCTAAAAGGCTCATATTGTTAGACTGATAGTTTAAATCAACATCACTAAATAAATACTCTCTAATAGCTTTACCTTCTCTTTGAATAAACAAAGTTCCACCTTCAGCCATTACTGGTCTTATTCCTTCTTTTGATCCTCTACGAGTAGCATTTTTAATAACTATATTAGAAGGAGTGATAGGATCTAAATCCGCTTGAGGAACAAAGAACTCAGCATCATTAGTAAAGATTTGTAAATCTCTACCGGACCTCATTGCATTAATAGCATTGACTGAATCTGTGTTCATCGTAACTAATATGGCATCATCGTCTAAAGCTTCAGCACTTTTAAAATTAAAAAAATCAACCACCTTAGATCCAAAGAGAGTGTTTGGCATTGCCTTGCTCCCCCCAAAATAAAGTCTTCCCTCATGGAAAGTACAAGTGCGGGGATATCCACGGGCATCAGACCAGGCATCTTCATACCCCGTTTCTAATTCCCATGCACCATTAGCTATAGCCTGGTCTTTTTTAAAGAAGGGCAACTCAGTTATAACCTTAACAACAGTCGCTGATTCTCTTTCTATAATTCTAGCCCTACCAAATCCACTTAATACATTTATATATTGATCAACATGATTAGTAGTAAAGACAGAAGCTGAAGCCGTAATTGTTACAGTTCCATCTATGGCATCAGGTGTTATTGTACCGGATGGGTTACTAGTCGCTAAAGTAAAAGCAACTTTAGGATCAGTTAAAGATAATGTAGAAAATGTCCAAGTCGTATTATTGGCACCTCTAACAATAGATTTAGGTGACATATCTTCATGGACTAAAATTAATGTATCGGCATTCTGAGTGAAATACATCCGATCTAAATCTATATCACCTAATGCACACACTAAGTAATCAGCACCTGATCCATTAATATTTAATAATTGTACACCATTGGCAAAAAAGAAAACCCTGGTGTTTGTTGTATCTTTTTTAACAAAGACAAGCATGAAAGCTTGTGTCGTACTAAATTCAAATGGCACCAACCTTATGCCGTCTAAGGTAGTAAATGAACCTAAATGAGAAGTTATATCTGCCATAAATCTTAGACCAGGTCTTCTCTCAAAACCACCTTGAGGAAGTATAACTACGTTCTGAGCTTTACTTAAAGCTGAAGCATATTGCTGAATATCAATTCTTCCTACTAAAAGAGGATCTATTTCCCCGACAGTAAAGTTAGATTGATATTGAGTAATTCTGCTCATTAACGAACCTCAGTTAATAAATAATCAGCAATAACTGTTTTGGACTGACCGGCTCCATCTATGTTAATAGCTTGCCTAAAATAACCACCACGCATATTTTCTGTTGCTTGACCAAGAGCTATCTTTTGCCAATAGTCAGCTTTAGTTAATTGATCAGTAACTGGTTCTGCTAAATGCCATGCCATTTGATAAATTAATAGCTGGATAAAATAAGAAGGCATATTTTGTTCAGATATCAGCCTTTGATAATCAACGACTATTGTGGATTGATTTGTAAGTAATTGATCACCTTGGATTTCATATTCTGTTGTGTTAGGAGCCGAAGTTGATGTTGATGTATAAACAACTCTTGGAACACCTAAGAACATGTCTGAAGGTAATTGATACGCATAAGAATAAAAGTTAGTTGGAGCAGTCGTTAACCTGGCTAAAGTAGTTTTAGATAAAGTAAAAGACCAATGATACATACTTAGGGTCTGCGACTTAATGCGTGGATATAAAACTGAACAGATAGATGAAGGGGCTGTTCCATCTGAAAAGCTTGTGATTTGATTTGCTCCTAGAAGGAGGAGTGCCTGAGAACAAATCGAAACGTCTGTATCACCTTCAGCCATAATCCACGCACCTCGCCTAGAGTTATAGAGGGCAAATTAATTGCCCCCTAATTTTAGTTATTAGTCACCATCAGTCTGAGCAATGGTTGTTCCATTTGAAACGTCAACTACAGTTCCAGTATTGGAAACCACAGTATGTATTGCCGATGCCAATGTGCCAGCAGTACTAGTAACAGACATAATAATATCACCTACAGAAACATCAGTAGCTACATCATTGAAGTAGCCAAGACCATCAACAGTTCCAATTGCTTCAGTTGTAATGTAAGTGAATATTTGAGGGGCTGTTCCTTTTTTAGATTGACCACCTATTGGGTTCCACCCAGTTCTACTAAAAGCCATGATTAAGCCTCCCTACAAGTTATATCAACTAGACCAGCAGTATCAATTACTACTGCACCGGCTGAGTACATTGCTGAACATAAGAAAGACGTTTTCTCAGGGATGTAGTTTACTTCAACTTTTGGAGCTATACCTACAGCACACCCGACAGCATCTTTGTGAAATGCTAGGCATGTTCTGTCAGAAGAACCATCTTTTGGTAAACCACCTTCGTCACGATCTCCAATCATGTGTATATTAAAGCCAGCAAACTGCTGGATCTCACCACGAGCTAATGCCTGGAGTTGGATAAAGTCTGAGCTAACTGCTCTTTCATCACTCAACAATGAAGCTAAAGAACTTGCATGAATGATCATGTGTCGATCTTGAGGTGGAACTGATTTAGTATCAAGAGCCTTTTTAGCAGAAATAATTTTTCCTACGTTAAGGTCAGATGCTGAAGCAGAACCAGTTGTAACGACAGTATTAGCCACAGTAGTACCGGCAGAACCAGCAATAAGAGCATCAATTATTATTTGATCTTCTCGTCTGCCGATTGCGTTACCAACTAACTTAGCTAACTCTTGACGTTCATCAAAGTTTACTTTTGCTTGGTTAAAAATATCTGAATACTCAGATGCGATATAGTCAATCAACGTAGCAGTTGCTGTTGAGAATTGACCTGAAATTGGCACTACGTCAGTAGAAGGAGTTCTTACTGATGCTGTACCTTTAGCGAGGATTGGAAATTTAGCAGTACTTCCAGTAACACCTGATCTCATTCGAGAAACATTTCTCAAAGTAGCAGTTGCCTGGTAAGCCTGATGAACTTCCGCCTCAAATAAAGTAACAAATGCGTTACTTAGAGTGGTTGCCATTATAGCTCTCCCATCAAAAGGTTAAAATTAATTCGCCTTTGGTTACCGGAAATCCGACCTTTGACTACTAGTACGTCTAGCAACGTAGAGAATTATCCCTAGTCAGATCGGCTCATGGGAGTTATCGATCTATTTATTAGTATCAAAAAAACTATAGCTTGTAAATACTAGATTACACAACTAGGTGTTGTATTACTATTAGTGTGCCATTTTGTCACCCAGTAGGTGTCACCTTGTCACCCACCTAACCAGGTACATTTTCCTCAAACATTTTCTCAGTTTGTCTTCTAAATGCTGGGTCAGTTTGATATCTAGGATCTGCAACTCTAGCAAACAATTCTTCCTTGTCTAACTGATTTCCAGCTATAGCCACAACCGGTATATCTTTTTCACCTTGCATCTGTCTAAGCTTCTGCATTAATCTTTGACCACCAGCCGTGCCACCTAAGACCTCAAGCTCAGAATAATCTTGATCAGTAAATATACCTTTAGACACTAAGCTACGACCCCAATTTATATTGGATTGGATTATTTCGTTAGCATTTTCACCTAACAGCTTTCTCTCATTGTCTGTATCTAACTTAGCTTGTTGCTCAGATTGATATCCCGTTTCGACTAGTTCATTAGCTAATTTTAAAAAAGCATCTTGAGGAATACCATTATCTTTAGCCCAGGCAGAATATTTGACTAGAAGCGGATCTTCGGCATCTATTCCTTCTAAAGAAGTAATGTCATATTCTTCAGGAGCTTTAGGTCTACCTTCACTTAGTTTCTTTTCAACATTATTATAGCTGTTTACTAACTTTTCAATATCAGGACCTTCAGCAGTCCAAAACTTTTCAGGGAAATTTTCAGGTCTTTCATATTCAACATTTTCTAAATCTTCACCCTCAATTAAATTATCTTCAGAAGCCGTTACCATACCTTCATCTTTTATGTCTGCTTCGCTTTCTTCAATCTGTGTGTTAGCCATTAAACCTTCTGTTTGTTCAGCCATTATCACATCTCCTTATTCTGTTTAACATTTCTCTAATTATTGAATTTTGACCTTCTCTTAGATAACCATGAGAAGCATCGACACCTGGAGTCCAGGTTGGTTGGTCTATTGTACATGTCTTGAGGTATTCTAAAACTTTCTTGCCATCTTCAGTCTTAAAAGTTCTTGAAAAATTTTTATCTAGTTCTGAGGGTTCAGGTGGATTGTTTTGAACTTCTACCTCGCTTAATCCATCCCATCCATCAGTATTACTAGACCATTGCTGGTTCTGCTTGTTCTGCTTGTTCTGATTGTTCTCCATTTATTAGCCCTTGTTGTTGTGCCATTTCCATAGCTTGTTGTAATAGCTGTTCTCTTTCTTCCGGTGTCGTTCGTAACTCTGCCGGTACTCCCATTTGATCAGCTATATAATCCATTAATTTGTCTTGTTTAATAAAAGCTTGTCCTTGAGGACCCATCTGTGCAGTTATTTGCATAAAGTTAAGGGTTTCTTCCACCTTGGTCATATTCTGTGCCATAGCCAAAGGTGCTGTCGGAGCAATCTTAACTTGTAATCCATTAACCTTTAAAGGTAGCTCAATCATTCCAACGTCATTCATAACTTCTAAAGTTCTTTTAACTACTGGAATAAGGGTTTCATTAACAAGCCTTCCAAAACTAGCACCCATGTTAACACTAAGCTGTTTCATACGTTCCGATATTTCAAGAGCCGATCTAGCCGACATATTATCGTTTGGAAGTGCTTCATCCATAAGAATAGATTTAATAGAAGCGACCAAATCAGCCGTAACAAATTGTGAAAGCTGGGTATCACCAGGTCTCGGTAGGGGCTTCAACGATTCTCCCTGGGGACCCCCGTTTCTCGCAACCGGAATAATAGCACCAGGCACAATTCTTACTGTGTTCGGGTTTAAGACACCATCGTCAGATGCCGTGTAGACCCCCGCAATGCTCAAACTAGATGATTTTAATATTAACTCTTTAACTTTATTTAAACTGCGAATATCAGGTAATGCAGTTAATACTGGACCTCTTCCATATCTCTCAGAACTAAGTTTTAAAAACCTGGCGATGATCCAAGGAAATGATTTTAAATCTCTGTAAACAAGTTCATCTTGCCCAGCTTCATCAATAATTTGATAATGATAATTTCCAGTTAGCTTGTCATAATAGGTGCCTTCAATAAGATCCACCATTTCTGTTTCATCATTAGAATAACGAGATCTCATAGCTTGCGATATTTTTATATCCGGAAATTCTTGCTCTAATACATTAAATGGTCTTTTCATTTTACGATATACATTTTGCACTTTACCAAAAGGACCTTCTTCAAAACAAACAGAAAAAGTTGGAATACAAGTGTATCTAATTGGTTGAACTTCATCTCCTGGTTGAACCAACATAACAGCCGTTCCAACTGCAAGTTCTAATAAAAATTCACCCATAGACATATCAAATTGAGATTGTCGCATGACAGCAAACATTTTTTTACTGTAGTCATCTAATATTCTTTGGACTTCTACATTTCTTTCATCAGGTATTTCATCACCTGGCATCAGTCTGCACCAATCCCTTTGAGGAGGAAAGACACCAGATTGAAGCCGGTTAGCAAATTTTTGTGTGGATTGTATTGCGGTTGAATCAAAAACATCATTCATTTTATTTTGACCAGGAACATTAGCTGTTCCATAGCCATCATATAAATTTCTCATGGGTAGGGCATAGCGATAGGCATCTTCATAAATAGATCGCCATTGGTCTTTATGACTATTGGCACTATCGTATCGTTTTTTTAAATCATTTGGTTTTAATTTTGGCATCTTTTTTTGGTCTTCCCTTGGGCTTAGTAATAGGTTCAGCTTTAGGCTTTGTCTTTAAATTAGGGTTTAAATCATAAATAGTTTTACGCATATGACTTACTCTTTTTCATTTTTAATTTACCAGCCGAGTTAAGAGATTTACTTAACTTACCACCAGTTTCAGTTGCCATCTTTTTTGCTTGATCCATTCCCGCTTTGCTGTAAGGAAAGTGCTTTGTCTTCATCCCTTTGCTTGTCTTGTACGATACGTTTGGCATTTTCGTTGTCCTCTACTTTTCTAGGATTTCTAGGATGCGACCTCATGCTCTTGGGTTTCTTCCTGGTCCAAGTGTGGCTTGATCCATTTCATTACCCAAAGCTGGGTTCTCTCTTTCTTGAGTCATTAATAATCGACTTCCACCAGTTCTTCTCGATCTAGATTTAGAAGCAATCTTTCTTTTTTCAGAAGCTTCAGCCGTTTCAGCCCTAGATTCTCTTTGTTCTTGAGCATCTAACTCAGCTTGTGAAGGACCTGGAGGTGGTTTTGAACCACCGAATAAACCACCCATTAGAATAATCTCCCATAAACGTAGTAGTCGTTGATATCAGGACCATATCTCTGCAATAGTCCTTCCCGATTAAAGTACATCA